CATAAATGTATCTTTATGGCAGTTGAAATCTGTTACAAAAACCACCCCAAAACTAAAACACCTTAGTGCGTATTAGGTTGGCTTATGGTAAAAGTTGCTATAAATTCAAATGCTTATAAAACTTCCGCTTTTGGGAGTTTTATCAATGAATCGAAGCGAAATGACAAAGAATTTTGTTTTTCGTGAATTTGAATGCGGTTTAAGCGTTGAAGAAGCGGCGAAACTTTGTTTTAAAAATGTGAGCGAGGTCAAGCAGTGGGACGCAGGGGAGAAGATACCACCGATTTGCAAGAGGCTGATGAGATGGCACAGCAGAAAAGAGCTGTATTACGGTGATGAGTGGTGGGGATTTAGGATGGAAGGGGGGAGACTGATATTCCCAACAGGTGACAGGGTAGCACCACAGCAGTTATTAGCCGCTATCGCTATCTTGCAAATCCAAGCACCAGACGATGCAATGACACGTTCTAAACTTCTCAAGTACGCTAGAGCTATGGCTAGAATCAAAGGGATTAAGTAAAAGTAGGGAGGCAGTAGCCTCCCTATTTTTTTAGGGATTTATACGCTGAAGCCTTGGAGTATGGTGGAATCTACCCCCGTGATACAGCTCGGGGGTTGGCGCTTGCGCTCCGTGTCCTCCCAGTGGGCCCCTCCAGAGCGCAAGCGCCTAACGAATGAAATATGGCTTGCTCGACACTCGCCGCGCCCTGTTGTTGATAGTACGGCGAGAAAATGCTGCTAACTACTGCGCTTGCTGAAACTTCTTTTATGGCTTGGCAGGGCGAAGGGTGTTTTTTCTGGTGCAAGAGTATTGATGATCACTTGACTGACTGGCGAGCTTTAACAATCAAGCGAACCGCCGCGAACGCTTGGAGTGTTTCGGATATGCAGTAGCATAGGTTCAGAGTGTGTTGAGGCTAACGTTAGGGCCTAGTCCCTGCGGGGCTGCCACTCCCTGCGCGAAACTTGCCCAACGCTAACGCGTTGCCCCGTCCTACGGATTGCCTGCGGAAATTTCTTACTAAATACCAAGTTTAGGAACATGGTCGAATACGGTTTCGGCCTTTTGTTGATTAAATCGGCTTTCATCAATACAGGTAATGACACGAGAGTTAGAGCCCCAAGTAATACGATAAACACACTCCGTTAACGCCTCGAATTGATAACCCATCTTTTCTAAATCTATATTGTTAAGAGAGAAAGAGAATTTATCATCCTGATAAGCATTAATATAAACGTGATAAAAAGTTAACTTAGTATCAATCTCTCGAGAGAATGACATCTTTTTATAAGCTATTTGTTTTGCATGGCCAGAAACATATAACTTAAAGTCTTTTAATGGTTCAGAGACAGGAACGGTTTTTATCGTTTGTTGAGGTTTAGAGATAGATGGTTGAGGAGGAGCAGACAGAGGAAATTGTTCAAATTGTTCAGCAGGTAAAGGCTGTGCATCTGTAGTTTTTGACTTTCGAGATTGAAAATAATAACCAAGAATAAAAATAACAATAATGAAGCAAATCAAGGAACCCCAAAAAGGCCAGCGCTTCCAGATAGGAGTAATATCAAAGGCTTGAGCCTCATCAACAGCACCAGAGCTCTGAGTATGAGATTGATAAAAGCCGAAATAGTGTTCTTTATAGGTGCGTTGCTCGATATTTATATCTTCCCTAGTATCACCGATACGAACTTTTTTTGTATAAGTCTTTTTACTGCCGAATGCGGTATTTTTAGCACAGTAATAAGTCATCTCAATCATTGCTCTAATATCAGCATGAATCTTTCTTAGATTTTGAGTGAGAATAATAATATCAATACCGTAATGACCGTGCATTGAATAGAATTCAAGTATTTTAGGGTCGCCAAGGCGTGTAGGGATAACCATATGAGCTTCATCAATAACATAGAGAGGAGCTCTATTCTTGCCGTCTCGCCAATCATCGAGATAATGCTCAACTTTAGAGAAGGGACGATTCATAGAGCCATACTCTGTAAATTGAGCATCAATTACCTTAATTAAATATTTTGCACTTTCGCCAAATACCTTTACAAACATAGGAATATTAAGGGGAATGTTAGTAATAACCTTTCTACCTGATTGAATGGCAGGAATGATATGGTAAACAACAGACTCATATGATTTGCCAGAGCGAGGACGACCAACAATTGCATAAATCATAATCAAGAACCTAAACGAGTGAATGGAATAAGTTGTAATAAGATACGGATAATGATTGCTGACATAATCATACCCAAGCATTGAGGGATGCCAATGGCGCTAATAACCCAAGCAGCACCGGAAGGGATTCCGGTCAAATAAGAGGAAATATCCATTGGTTCTATGAGTGATAATGCTTTCTCTAATAAAAGGTTTACAGCAGAAAGAACGCCATCAATAAGCCACAAGAAAACATCCTTTAGCATATCAATAAGCGTAATTAATAAGCGATAAAGAAACTCAATAAGCTTATTAAATAAATCAATTAACCAATCCATATTAGCCCCCAAATATTATTTTGCGACATAGAAAAGCAGTTGAAACCATCATGCAAACACGAACAAAGCCAAATATCCAATCAAGGTTTATATAATCGTCAAAGCTGAAATTCCCGAAGTTGAGAACGGGAATAGAAAATGATGGCCGTTGAGCGTGAGATAAATCAATTTTCATAAAGTCTTTGACCGTATCAGTAACACTTTCAGAGACGGTTTTAAAATGCTCTGTAAATATACCTGAAATACCATCAGGATAACCAGATTCATAAAACCCCGTACAAGTACCAGACTCTATACAAGTGCCAGAAATACCAGCACCAGAAGTATCAACATTGGTAATTGCATCCTTTATTGCTGATACATCCTCACCAAGACCATCGACGGCATCGGATAAACGATCAACTTTAGAGCCCAAAGCATTAACGGCATTGGTGGTTTTGTTAACAGCCGTGGTGACATCTTTGTTCAGGTTCTGAATGAGTGCCTTTGTATTTTCGTAGATGGCCGCGTCTTGTTTTTCCTGTTTGGCAATCTGAGCAACAATGCGTTGTGATTGTGTATTGAGCTGTAAGAGCTGATTGTTAACATCATCAAGCTGTTTATTGTTGTCAGAATTGAGTCGAGTTAATAACTCGTTCATATCCTCATTCATTCCGGTAACAGATTGAACAACATCCGAATTTGAGTCAGGCGTTGGTGAAGGCGTTTCAACATCCGGCTTGGGTTTTTCCTCAGTCGGTGGTTTAGGCGGAACGGTAGGATTGATGACTTCACCGCCAGAGCCAGGGAGTGGCGCTGTAGGGTCAGATGGATTGTGCTCTGGGTCTGGTTGGGGTTCTGGCTCCGGTTCTGGGTCAGGGTTAGGGTTAGGGTTTGGCTCAGGAAGAAAAGAGGAACAATTCTCATCGGTACAAAATGGATAATCACCAGAAGGGGAACAAGGAGTATCTTGGACGATATAAAGAGCATCGCAATCATAAAGAGATGGGTCATTTTTCAATGCTTCAGGGTCAATATTAATACATAAATGGTCACCAGTGAGGGCAACACAACCACCATAAGCAGAAGAGCAGATATAACGGGATGGAGTTGCCGAACCCCAGAAGTAAGAATTCCAACCGACTTTTCCTGTTTGACCTTTTGAAGCCTCGCAAGTGGTAGGGTCGTCAACAACAATAAGAGTAACGCTGATATCACCCTTTGATGAAAAGACCTGACATTTGTTGTCTAAATAGGTTTCTTGCTGAATAACAAAAGAGGGGTCGCTAATAGATTTAACTCTGTAAATTTTAAATTTGTTACCGTCTGCCTTGCATGAAGTACCACCAAGTAAATTGGCATAATACTCAGCGGCGGCCTGAACAGTTGGGAAAGTCTTTGTTTGGTCAAAAGGTAACTGATAGGCAGCAAAAGCAGGGAGAACGGTAAAATATAAGCTAATGAACAGAGAGATAATAAAGAATTTGCGCATAAACATAACCATAAAAAAAGGGGCGTTAGCCCCTTTGTTATCGGAAGTTGAGAGCAGCTATAAAACCCGACATGCCACCCAGCAACGCGAAAATAATTAACTGAATATCATGCAGGGCAATAAGCATAGTTCAGTTACCGATTAAGCTTTGTTAACAGCGCGTTTGCCGAGAGTGATGCCTTTGAAAGCCATGTTGATGCCAATGATGGCAACACCAGCAGCAGTAACAAGAGCAGCGACACCTGCAAAATCAATTGCGCCAAAGATATCAGCCATGATGTATCTCCTTATAAGAGGTTGATGAGTTTTTTGCCGATATAAACGGCATAGGTATATAAATAACCGAGAGCGAATACAGCCATAAAACCAAAGCTAAAGGCCGTTCCGGCATCGGCTGGGGTTATGCGTGTGTAGCTCATCAAGTAGTCGTAATCCTGAATAGTGACAGCAACATAACCGCCGTCACATTCATTCAGTGGCTTGTCAGTAACCGCTAGGAATCCCTGACTATTTGGGAGAGCGCACACAGGCATAAAACTTCCTTACTTTTTCAGTGTTTCAGTAAAGTATTTTTTCAGGTCGTCATCCTTGGGGATGAGCTCAACAACAACGACTTCCAATGGGTCGTCATCAGGATTGCCAAAGCGAATGTCATATTCACGGTTAGGAACAAAAGCGCGTGTTTCAATCAAACGCTTGGCGTAATTTACTTCAATGCGTAGAGGTTGCTTGTTATAGGGAATATCTGTATTTAGCCCGATACCGTATTGAACAAACTTTTCAGCGTTGACGGTTTCAACTGGGCGCAGAATGTTAAGCTCTGCAATGGTGGTTCCCGATTTGGGGAATGTTTTGACGGCGATGCCAGTGATGTTAGCCATTACCTTAACTCCAATATTGTGTTTTTCAGTTGTGTGTATGAATCAGGAACGCCGAGCAATTCAAAGTCAGGGCGTCTATGTTTGTGAGGGATAAGCATCCCGAATGCTTCGCCCAAGTCGCCTTGGGTCATTGCGATAACTTCCGCTAACGCCACACCACATTGACGGCGAACCCATGCGATGCGAGCCATAAACTCAAGACCTTGAGCCTTTTTGTTGCGAGAGAACTTAACCGGAGGCGTACACTCGATAGAGGCCGCGAAAGGGCAGATACCCGCAAAAGAGGCGGCAGGGTCGGCTAAAAGCTCGATGTCGCACTTTTTCAGCTCAACCTCGTTTCGATACCAAATCAGGTCAGGGTCAGTAATTTTCTGTTCAAGTTTTTTGTTGTAAATGCGCCAGTAAACAGCAGAAGAGCGAGAGCCAACAATTGTGGCCTCCTCGAGATAAACACGCTTTTCGGTTACGCGACGGTGGTCAACAAGTGAAGGGCCCTGTCCACGTGTGGAAGTTCTGAAAGCGCCCTCATAGAAACATTTCTCTGCATACTTGGCGTCGAAGTTTCCGGTGTAATCGTCTACGGCCAAGTCGAGACGAACTAAGCGAGTAACCCCAAGAACCTGAGCAAGCCACCAATGAAGCTTCTTAGCGTCAATTCGGTCAAAGAGTTTGGTACAACCCGTGCCGTTGATTTGGACAAAAACGGTGTCATTGTTTCCGCCAATTCCGACAAGGCCGCACTCAACTTGTCCGGTCATATCGAGAATGACCATAGAATCGTTGTAACCATGAAGGCCACGACCACGCATAGGCGATAAGCGAAAGCCCATGATTTTGGACATGAACAAATCAAAGCGATGAAAGAGCATCTTTGACACTTTGTTTTTGTGAGCTTCCATATGATGCTCGATTTGTTCCAAGGTAGAGCAAACCGCGCCTTGTTCCTTGGTTTTAGTTTTTGGCTCGTGATAAACGGGCATCTGTAGATTGATAAAGTCTTGGTCGTTGCTTTTATCCAAGTGGCGCAAGTCCGCATAGGCGAAAGTAAAAGCCAAGTGGTCAACTTTGACAGGGCGAACCGTGTCATGATGATGGTGCTTACATGGCATGAAAGACCCCCTTTAACAGCAATTCGTTGTAGTTTTCGTTAGTGATTTCAACAAGTTGATATGGGTCAGAGCCATAGTGAACAGCAAGATATTGCTCAAACTCAGGCCAGTTTTTAAAGAAACGATGCCCCCAAACGAAATAAACGTTAATTCCGATGTTGGGTTCGTTGTCGTAGTAGATGAAATCACCCATGATGACCGCCTAAGCCAATTGACCGTTGACGGCATTGATTAGGCGGCGAGTCATTTCGCAGTCAGCCAAAGCGCGATGAGCCGTTAAATCAGAGATATCAATACCTTGTTGTTGACAGGCATTGGTAAGACGTTGCCAACGATAACCACCGTTAGTGGTGTCAAATTCTCCCCAAAACTCAGCGTACCAATTCATGGCACATTGAGAATTTAAGAGTTTGTGTTTTAAAGCAAAGTAGGAAGAACGCAGGTCTAAATGACTGATTTGCAGATTGCGCTCATACGACTGAATGAACATACGAGAATCAAAATCAGCGTTGTAAATGATGCCAGTACGGTTACGCAGAGCGAGAGAAAGCGGATAAATGATATCTAGAAAAGTGGGAGCGTCAGCTACATCCGAATTAGTGATACCGTGAATGCGTGTTGCTTCAGCAGGAATAAAACCTTGAGGGCGAACCAGTGAGGAATAAATCAACTCACCAGACTTTGCACAGATAGCGGTCAATTCGACAATTTGCGATTTGTTGTCTAAGCCCGTGGTTTCAGTATCGAGAATGAACGCATTTTCTAGTTCAAGTTTTTTCATTTTAACCGCCTTAACTGGTTGGGCGACCACCAAGGGGAAGAGTTAAGGTCTAGCGCCCAAGGTGGTCAATACGATAAATCTCGTATCAGTTAATACGACAAATCTCGTAGTGTAAATACGATGATTTCAGTACTAATCAGCTAGAATGGAAGAAATGAGGGAAACAAGGAAAACGCAGATGTACACAAATAATCTGATAGATGCGTACAAAAGCCACATGAATTTTGTCCAATATAAGCAAGTGGCTCACCAATTAGGTTTAAGTCCTCAAATGTTGGCAGACATTAGAAACGGACGAGCACATTTAAAAGAAAATCTGGCACTTATCATTGCTGACGAGATTGGAGAAGATAAAGAAAAGGTACTAATTGGACTTGCAGCCGACAGAGCGAAATCACCAGAAGAGCAAGCCATTTGGCAACAGATAGCAAAAAAGTATAAAGGGCTAGGTTTACAAGGATTATCAATGGCTTATGTGGGAATTGCACTTTACCACGCCCCTATTTCTCAGTGCGTATTAGGTGGTGCGGCATTATGTTGAGGGGCAGTCGTCAGTACCATTGCGTTAGCACTGACGGCCTCACTTG